GTTGCCCGCATTTTGCAATTTCTTTCAGATCCATTTAAAATCTCCCATGTATAGTTTCTGCTATTAATTTTGCTTGAGCAGACATTATTTTCTTTTTAATGTTACAATAAGCTTCGCTACCTTCTTTTTCCTTACTTCTAGTATAAAAATCACCCACAGTCTCCGACATAGGATTTAGTAATTTTAATACATCTTTAGTTTGTTTGCTTTCCGAATATAATAAGAACCACTCTATCTTACTTTGAATTTTTTCGATTTGGGGTAGATGCGGCTGCGAACAATCCAAATGATTTATTTCTTGCCTAATATCTATACTTATTTTACTTTGATTGTCATCCCAGAAACTGGGAACTTTATCTTTAATTGATGTACAACCAATCATAGATAAACTTAAAAATAACGTAATTAGTAATTTCATTTATTGTACTCCTGACCATTCTGTTAAATTGGGTACTGCGGTTTCAACTGTATCGTCTTTCAACTTCGGATGAAAATTTAGTCCCGTCTTTTGTTCAATTGCTCTAACAGTCGTAGCATACTTAGGCAAATCTTTTACTGGCAAAGGAGCATTGGGAAAATCAAATGCAATTGCTTTATTAGTTTTTGCATCTATAATTACTTTCCATAAGCCAGTCGGCACCCCAACTTCGCCTTTACCTATTTTAAGATATTCCGCTGAATATGTTGTTCCGCTTACAACATATATGTCTTTACCTTCTCTGACCCAACTACGTACTGCGGTTTCTAATTGTTTCCAAATGCCTCGATTGTGGTTCGGAACTTGCGGAACCATATTACTTAGAAAGAAACTTTCGCTCATGTAAATATCATTTGCGTTGTTATCTGCTCCTGGGGATAAATGTCCTCGGTCATATGGTTGCCCCGCATAATCAGATAATACACTTCTATGTTTTTCAGGTAATTCTAAGTCCGGTCTAAAATCATCTTTACGTTTAGCAGGACCGGTAATGTTTGCCAATGTAATATGTTCTACAACATACTCGGCAGTCTTAGTATTGTATCTATAATGAATAGCATAATTCTTTTTGCATAAGTATTGTGTCTCTGTTAGTTTACTAACAGGTGCGCCGTTGAAAACAAATTGCGGACACTTATCGTCGATAGGGTTTGCTAATACTGCAAATGGTAATAGCAAAAGTAAAAATAGTTTTTTCATCCAAATAATCCTTCTAGCGTTGCTTGTGGTTTTGCGGTCCAACCAATACCATTTAAAATTGTGGTTAATGGTTCTAAGAAAGATTTCTGAAACATCAAATCATAATCTGAATATTTCTTTAAATCCATTTCAGAAGGTATAACGGTATTAAATGCTATACAGTTTTCACCTATAGTATTGGGTTCTTTGAGATAGATAAATTTAATCTTATCTCCTTCCTTTATACGTTCATATTTTTTACCAAGATTAAACTTGTCAAGATAGAAATTATAAAGAAGGGCGCCTCGGACGTGCATAGGAGTCGCTTGCTTATATATATTTGTTCTGTCAGAATATTTTCCCAGACCATTTACCCCTCGAGGAAATGCAATTAATTCTGGTGCATGTTGTTTATATTCTTTCTCAAAATCCATAATATATTTCTGCACTACTTCTTCATCTGTAGTTAAAATTAATTTAACCGCGCCTCGTAGAGCATCTCGCACAGGTTCGGGGGTAGATGATCTAACAATCTCCAGACCCATAACCTTTAATTTGGGTTCTTTATATTGTACACCCTCATTATTGGAAACATTTAACGCATACCGCTTCTTTGCAACCCAGACACCCGTCTCCGCAATTGCTTCTCGCTTAAAATTAATCTTAGTGTCAAACGCATGCGTGTATTCTGAAATTTCATTACATACTTTATTAAGTACTTCCTGAATTTTATCTTCGCAAATCTTATCAAGTAGTTCTACAATTTTCTCGGAAGGTTGATCTTTGTAGTATTTTTGCACCAATGGATCCAAAGTAATATAACAGGAGTCTGTATCTGAATAAAAAGAATAGTTAAAATCTTTAGTGCCGCAAATCTTATTCAAATAATCATCTAATGCTTTGCCAACCTTTTGAATAATATATTGCCCCGTTAGAGTGATACCTTCTGCAATATGATCATCATAGAATCTAAAATACTCATTTGCCATTGCACCAAACAACGAATTCATTTGAATCTTACGAGCCATCTGAAAATTGTTATATTTAGATATCTCTTTTTGCCAATGTTTATTCTTAGTTACCTCATATTGAGATTGCGCCTCAAGCATAAGTTTCTTATACTTAGTTCTATCATCAAACAATTTTTGAACAATTGCCGGAAACACGCCTTGTTTTTCTTTTGTGAAACACCTGCCATTCGCTGTCATACAATATTGTTTATCTTGTAGATCGGACAGGTCAGCTGTACCATTTAGCAAACTCTTCATTTGTACATCATAGAACTTTGGATATGTGTTTACCAAAGTCTCGGGTGACATATTATACTGCATAATGATACTAGGATACAGACTTGTCGCATCAAATGATACTACCCAATTATATTTACCTGGTCTAGGCTCTTGTACATAAGCACCAGCAATACCTCTCCCCGATTTTTCTTGTCGTTGATGTACAACAATATTCTTTTTCCATAGTTCGTTATATAGAATGCAATCCCAGGTTCGTACTGCAGAGAAGATATCAATATAATTACACTTTGCATCATACGCCATTGTTAAGATGAGTTCAATCAATTTCATCTTTTCTTCAAGCTCATCTACCAGTTCAACATCTCGAATGTTGTACTCTACAAATTTTTGCCAATCATTTTTGTAGAATTCAGTAAATGACGAAAATTCATCATACGATAACTTCTCTTTACCTAGTTCTACTTTTGCGATATGATCTAATTTGTATGATTCCTGATTGGTATAGGTAAACTTTTTATACAGATCAAGGTAATCTAAAATCGCAATACCCAACAATTCAAACGAAATGTTTTCTTTCTTCAGTTTAATAATATTTTTTTCTTTGACCACTCTCCAAGGCGATAGACGTTTAACATAGTCGTCTCCTAAAATACGAGTGATCCTATTACAAAGATATGGGATATCAAAAAATTCTACATTCCAACCTGTAATAATATGCGGATGATCTGCTGCCACATAGTCTACAAATTTTTTCAACAAATCTACTTCGTCTTTACATTTAATATACGTGTGTTTTTCTGATTTAACTACATATTCGTGTAGACCAAAGGACATCAATTCTTTAGTGCTTGCATCTTGAATTGTGATAACCAACAACTGTTCTTGCGGATTTGCAACATCAGGAAATCCTAATTCGGCAGAGGTCTCAATATCCAATGACCAAATCTTAATTTGGCTTATATCGAATTCAATTTCATCTGAGAAGTTTTCCGTAATATACTGATAACCGTAGTTAGTGTTACCAAATATAGGAAAATTCTCTACTTCTTTATATTTGCTTACGTAGTCTTTTGCATCATTAATACTATCAAATTGTACCGGTTCTAGGTTCTGCCCATACAGCGATTTATACTTTGCTTCATTTTTGGATTTTACAAAAAGTTTAGGTTTAAACGAAACTCTATCCTGAACACGTTTTCCATTATTAATACCGCGCACCAAAATATTGTTACCATACTGATTCACACTAGTGTAGAACTTCATAAAACTCCTCGTTTATATTACTTGTCTTATTATATAATATATTTAAGGCTTTACCTATATAAATAAAGATGAGATTAACCATTATTTACAAATAAAATGTCCAAATAAAATGGATTAAAAATATGAAGGCCCGTGCAAAGTGGCACTTCGTAATGACATTGTCTTCGGTTTAAATTAAACCGCATCTGATTCGAGCACTACCCCCCACACCTATAATAGCATTACCTTCATACGCAAACTCGTAGAAATACTAACGTATAGATTTACGGCATAACATGAGAGGTGTAAATGGCTACTGAAGAAAATCTAGAATCTATTGATATAAACCATGATGGAATTTTAGATAAAAAGGAATATACTATCTACGAACAACGAGCAAAAAATAGAAGAAGAATGGCATGGGTAGCGTTAATTTCACTCATTGTCACAGCATTTTCTATTATGTTTGTTGTCCCAGAATCAAGGATTGAACGAATCAGTTCTGCATTGGAATTGTACTGGATTGCATTAGGTGGCGTAGTGGGCGCATACGTTGGCATAAGTTCATGGACAAGACGAGGATAACATGATGTATATAAAATATTGTATTTTTATAATTTTACTACTGGCAGGATGCAATCAAGCATTTAGATACCCATGCCAAGATCCGGGGAATTGGAATACCCCACAATGCAAAAAACCAATATGTGAAGTGAATCGAGATTGCCCTGAACTAATTTTTAATAAGGATTTGAAAAGATGAAAAATAGCGAAAAATCAAAAGTATCTAAGCCCGGTGAGAGATATACTGAATCGGAGTTAATGGTTAGACTTAAAGTGTTTATTGGTGCTTGTTTAGCATTTACGTTAATTGGCATTATTTTTGTAGTGTTATATAGTATTATTTTTGTTACTCAGCCGCTAGATGCAATAAGTCCCATTGATAGTAAATTTTTTGAACTTATTATTCCCGTGGCAACATTTTTATGCGGAACATTAAGCGGTATTATGCTTGCAGGTACAGGTAGAGAAGCAGCAATGGCAGGTGCAGAAATGCAAAGATCTGCATTTCAAGCAGAAATTAATAATCGGGCCGAAGCAGAAGAAGAAGCTGCGGAGGAACTAAAAAGCTAAAAAGAAAAAGGAATGTCGTGGATCCAATCACCGCCTTTGCGATGGCGCAAGGGGCATTAAAAGCAATAAGATCAGGTGTGGAGTTCTATAAAGAATGTCAAGCAGCAGCGGCAGATGTATCAGAAATTACAATGGAGGTGTCCGGAAATATTGGAAAGTTTCTAGATGCCAAAGGAGTAGTACAAGAAGCCGCTGCTCAAGCAAAAAAGGAAAGTGAAGACAGCGATGACCCGTCTAAGGTTAATTCTCAAGCGTTGAATAATGTTATGATGCAGATGCAACTTGAGCAAGCCGAAGTAGAATTGCGAGAAATGTTGATTTATCAAACACCTGGATTGGGTGATATATGGAGTAGATTTAGTGCGGAAAGACAGCGATTGTCTGACCTTATAGAAGAAAAACGAGACCGAGCAGAAAAAGAACAAAAAGAAGCGCGAGCTGCAGCTATGGCTAAAGCTGCTAGACGAAGAAGAAAATTACAAGCATTACTTAATGATAGTTCATGGGTTGCAACAATATTACTTGCAATAGTTTTGTACGTGGGTTGTATGTATTTGATCGTACAGGATAGGATACAGCAAAATCCAGAATTAGGCACTTGCTTTATACCTAAAGGTAGTCCAACGTATGATTGGTATTCAACTTTACGATGGGTAGATTGCACCTAGGAAAAAAATGAGCGAAGAAGAAAAGACACCAGAATCAGAAGAGTTTAAGAAACAACTCCAAGCATTAAAACCAAAAAAGAAGATGTCCGTATCTAGGGATTTATTAGAGGGAGCTAATAGTTATGACAGTAAACTATTAGCCATAAAAATGGTTGCAGATAGAGAACTTCTAAAAACTGTAAAACTTTTTAAAGATATGTTGAAAAAAGATCATATACATACTAAGAAGGAACCCGAACCTCCACCGCCACCTGTAGCACCACCTAAGCCTAAGAAAAAATTCTTTAATCAAGATTAGGCTCATAATGAAGGATTGTCATGAAAAAACTATTAGCAATTATTCTATTAGCGTTCGCAACAATTACATTCGCAGCAAATGAATTTAAATTTCATTTTATTGAAGAGAACGGTGATTACACTATAGCATATACTAATTTGGATTGGGAATTTGTTGCAAAAGAATCCACTTATCAGTTATATTTAAATAAGGGCGGATTTGCTAAGTCCGATGAAATGCTTAAGATGCATAGTATGATTGTATTTAACAATGAGGTAAAATACGAACAGATTCCCGTACCAATTAAGAAAATTTATAGTTTTGGTTTAGTTGAATGTGATTCTGCTAAGTTATATCTAATAACAGATTTCTTTACAGATGCAGACAATAAAATAGTATGGATACAACGGCATCAAATGGGGGAGTATGTAACAAATTTAGATATACCTAATACGCCCCGCGAGCAAGTCTTTATCACAGTATGCGGTAAAGAAGTTATTTGATACTAAAACTAGGGCGGTGCCCTAGTTCTTAGTTTAATTTTTTACTATATTTAAAGTAGATGTATTTGGTATTGTTGCCTTATCTGCAGCCGAGGTTACAATTTGAATTGCAGAACCAAATAGAGATGTATATTGATTCAATACATCTTCATCCAACTCAGCTTCCCAAACTATATGTTTAGATTCAATTTGTACTTCGTGACCTTTGGTATATCCAGCATAGGGGATTAATGCCATTGAATGCTGATCGGGTGTAGATTTAGATTGAATAAGCATAATCGCACAAGGTCTTTTTACAAAAATTTTAGATCCTCGCTTAGTACATTCACCTACAATTTCTTCACTCGTTATTAACTTAAGTAATCTAATCATAATATCCTTTCAGTTGCGGGGGTTTCCCCCCGCATGTATTTAATAAAAACTATTTTTGCGAGCCATATCATATTGCTTCGCTAACCGCTCTACATCCGAAACATCTTTTGGATTATTACTAAGAATAAAGTTTTCTAAATCTGAATTATACCGATGCTTCAATGAAAAAAGATTACAAACTTTTTTAATCAATTGCATTAGTATCCTCCAATAACAATTCTTTCTTAGACTTTTTTCCGTTAGAAGATGTAGGTTCATTTGCATCTTTAACTTCAATCTTTTTAGGTTTCTTATGCTCGGGGATAATACGTTCTAGTACAATCTTAAGCATACCATTAAAAAGTTCTGCATCTTTAATTTCAATTTGTTCATTCAATGCGAATGTACGAGTAAAGTTGCGTGCAGCGATTCCTTTAAACAAATAATCGTTATTATCTTCAGAGGTATTTCCTTTGACAATAAGTACATCATCTGCGAATTCAATCTCAATATCCTGTTTACCAAAACCGGCAACCGCTAATTCAATAGCATAAGTATTCTCACCGGTTTTCTTAATATTATATGGAGGATAATTTGGTACATTTTTCGCCAGGTCATCGTGAAACTTTGCCATGCGATTAAACTGTTGATCATAACCAACAAAAAACTTCTCAACATCTTTATATGCTGGGCCAAAAATGAAATTACTAAAAGCAGGAGTCGTCATATGTTACTCCTTATATGGTTTAGTTTTAGTTGCCGGTTGATCTAACCAAGCTTTCATACCTGCTTGAACCCAATCAATATTAAATGGATTAATTACTTCTTCAATTTTACTTTGAGTTATTTTTTTATTTAGATGACCAAAAGATTCTTTCACTGATGTAACTACTGCGTGCGAAAATACAGTCTGCGCATCCACAAAATCGTTGAGTGGTTTTGCAAGGTCTTTGTCTGTTACATATTTAGAAATGAATTGGCGTTTGCCGTTTTGAACTGTGTCGATAAAAATATCGGCTGTAATCATAAGTGCTCCTATTAAGCGAGTTAAAGAAAGTGCTACCCCGAAGGCATAGCTATCCTGCTTACTGAATACAGGGACACCCTATCGTTGTGCCAGCTTAATTCACGCTCCGTACCAAAGCGGTCCTAAGGTGAAGTCTTTACGTTCCCATCCCGAGGAAAGCGGTATTACCTATTTGCAATGTACATTGTGATTTCGAACCCGAAACGCAAATCGATTGCCGATGGTGTTGTCCACATATTGTTCTCCTAATATTTATAAAAAGTACTGCTGATACAGATCAGTTTATTGAAGATGCTGCAGCAAGATTCAACGTGAGATCAATGTGTAATATATTATTTATATCCCATTGGCATCTTTTTCTTGCCAATATTATACTTTGTTTCCAATGTCCAATCATCTTTCTCTTTATGCGAAATAACTTTTATCTGAGAAAGAGGGGCGTAATTTACAAAGTTGTGAGGATTATTAATTTCTACTAATCCCCAATCCACTAACAATTTAGCAATGGTATTTCGTCGTTGTAAATCATTTTCAGAAAGATCTGCAATTTTTCCATCTAATGCGAATAGTTCTTTAAAATGTACAATGAAATATCTACCTTGCTTATGCAATATGTGGCATGATTGGTATAGTGTTTTATCTTTTCTTGAAGCTACTCCTATACGAGTTAAGGTTTCTCTTACCTTAAGAAAATCATCGGGCTCTGTTAAAATTACTTCTAACGGATTGTATCCCGGAAAATTTATTGAAATGATGTCAGTACTCATTCTTACCGCCCCTTGTTAAGCTTTTCTTCATTTTATCAAGAACCGACTCATTTAGAAGGGGGAGTACTTGTTTGGCTTTTTCTGTGCTATAGCCATAGTATTCTTTTACTACTTCCAATTCATCGATTTTATCGACCTTTATCCATTTATTGAATCTTTTTCTAGGTCTAACAATATTTATGAGAAAGTGAAATTGAAGAATTTTATCCAAATGAGGGCGGGAATTCATCTCATTTGCGGGTATAACGGTATCGTGTCCATAGGATAATCCCTTGTTTATAATAAAGGGATTGTATTGTTTTTCGGACCATTCATCTACGATCAAATCTTGCTTAGAATGATGTATAGAATTAATAAAATCAAAGGGAGAAATTGCGGGAGATTTATACGGAACTTCCTCAATTTTTTCAACGGGCTTACCGAATAAACTCATAACATCCTCACATATGCTACTGCATCTATTGTTACTATCAATAGGTAATTTGCAATCATACCTGTTGACCCCCTAGTCCAAGCTGACCAAGCAAAAAGCATACATTGAATCATGAACAACGGATAAAGATATATGAAAGGAGGATTAGGTAAAGTATACCCCATCCACATAGTACAGCCGATACTTAATGCCCACGCAAGTAGCTCAATACTAAAACGAAGAGGGTGAGATTTCCAATCTTCTTTTATCCAAATGAATATATTTTCAAAGGGATTTATCATTATTTAAATTCTACCGCTGCCATAATCTCAGTTAAACATGCTACCAAATTAATTTCTTGGTCTGCACAAAATGCGGACTTATATTGATAATCTGCTAGCAGCAATACTAACTGAGGTATTTGTATAACCTCATCGCATAAAACATCATATAGTTTTCTAAAAATAGTTTGCGGATCATTGTCGATATTATTAACAACCCACGTTCGCATCTTCTTCCAATCCTTATCTTTTAAAGATGCAATCAACTCTTGAAGATTAGTCTCACCTAAACTTACAAAGATACCCTCATCAATTTTTCCAGATGCACCATAACGCTGAAGTTCATTTAGAACTCTGCGATAATCCGGAAAATGCTTTTCAATTACCTTTGCAACAACTTTGCCATCAGCCTCAACTTTTTCAATGCTGAGAATTTCATTTACTCGCTTAAAAAATGCTGAGGCAATTTTAGGTTTATCTGCTTTCGGTAATTTAAATTCAATGACTGCTGCTCTAGAATGCAGAGGAGGAATGATTCTATTTTTAAAATTACAAGTAAGAATAAATCTACAATTAGATGAAAATTCTTCCATAAATGCTCGGAGAGCAGGTTGTGTAGAATTTGGATTTAAATAATCTGCTTCATCTAATATAACAACTTTTGGCTTACCGCTAAAAGAAACAGTAGATGCAAATTGTTTAATTTTTGTACGAAGAACATCAATACCCGATTCTTCTGATCCATTAATGATGATATAATCTGTTTGTAGCTCTTCGCACAAAGCACGGGCAACTGTCGTTTTGCCCATGCCTGCGCCGCCGCATAATAACATATTTTGTATCTCTCCTTTTGCTAGCATTTCCAGAAAAATAGTTTTCTGACTAGCAGGAAGAATACAATCTTCTAATTTCCTCGGGCGATATTTCTCAACCCAAAGAAATTCATTTTCACGATAATCCATAACAACTCCATATTATAATAGGCGTACAGCAACATTAAACTACCGAGTCGGGTTCCATTGCAATAAAATATTCAATTGCTTTAGTAGCATGTTTAAATTGGAATGCTTTCTTTTTAGAGATAGTAACATTATATGCGTCGGGAATAATTTTAAAATTCTCAACTGCCATATGGCATTCAAAAGTATGTTCACTATCTCCGATTGATTTTTTATACGTATTTGCTGTGTCGTTTTTCTTATCGCCAATATTAAGTGTTACTTTACCTTCTTTGCCGGAAATTGTGATAGTTGGCGCGCCTGTAATTGCAGCAGCCTTCATAATCATCTGTACATCATCTGCGGAAAGTGTAAATTCGTAATGCGAATCTAACTCAATGCTCTTTTCTGGTGCAGCAACAATGACGCTTGGGCTAGCATAGAAATACTCAAATTTACCATTGCCCTTAGAGATAGTCAAACTCTTTTCACCAAAATTGACTTCTTGATTTTCCATAACAGTTAAAAGCGCAAGCAATGAGTTCAAATCATAAATTGCTACTTCGAGAGGAAATTCTTCAGTTACATCTGCCTTACTAAAAATATTTTTACCGGTACTAATAGTCGAAAGCGTTTTACCTTTTCGAATCATTAGATTGGAATTAATAGAAGCGAAGTTCTTTAGAATATCAATTGTTTCTTTACTTATTTGCATTATTTAGTCTCCTTAGTTTCAATGTCATGCACATATAACAGCATCAATGCATAGTGTAACACCTTTAGCAAGTCTTGTCTATTCCTTCCTGCTTTTTTTCCGTACCTTTGGACATATTTCATTACATTGCCCGCAGTAAATCCTACGCCATGTCCGTTATCAATAATAAATTCTGTTGCTTGATATTTGTTTAGGGCGTAGTGTTGATTGTATGTCGCATCAACATATGCCTGAAAATCTTTCAACAGATCACCCTCATTAAACTTATATTCTATTTCTTGCGCCACGGATAATAATCTCCATATTTTTGCTCCATCTTAGCATTTCCCCACAAAAAGAATTCCTTTTGTACCGAATCTTGCCTGTTTCCTACTCTATAATTTAACGTATATCTACCGTTGGTGTTATATTTAAAATTATATTCTATCAGAATTTGCATAATAAGTCTATCGACTTCTGGCTGTTCCTCAGGATGTCTTGCTCGTCTATACCATAAAGGAGAAATTTGAATAGCAATTGCGGTAGGTAAGAAATACGCACCAACATCTACAAAGAGTTCTTCTTCGTTGATGCAAGTCGGCCACAGCCCAAGATTTTCGCAATCATCAGTACAAATAAAATCACCATTGCTACCATAAATTTTCCTTAAAGAAAAGGCCCAATCATTGCCCTCATCTATTGTATCAATTAAACTTTGGACGTGAGATGAGTCAATCCAATTATCTTCATCTAAGTACATTATATAATCAGTATTACATAGATAAGGAATAGAACCATAAATCCTATGCCCATTATACCCATCCGCCCCAGTATTTTCCGGAAGACATAAAACTGTTCTTTCTTCGTTCGGATTAATTGCTAAAATTTTGTTTGCTTTTTCCGCATACTGTTGCCCATCTATAACAACGAAGTGATTGATGTTTTTATATGTTTGTTTCTTAACTGATTGCAAACATTGTTCTAAGTAATCTGTACCGGTTGTAGGTGTAATTATTGTAACTCGTTTAGTCATATTGTATAACCTTTACATCACTAGGAATTCTAATAGCAATTCCACCGTCTTTTGGTTTTCTTGCATCATGAAAAAATACGTTATCAGAATTTACTTTTCCATGGCATAGTAATTGGAAAACTAAATTATGTAACCCGCTGTTTATTATATGTACTTCTTTGGCGTTACAGATAGTATCAATATAATCTAATACGTCATCTGTATCTGTTTTATTAACCACAAATCTAGGTAAGGTTGATTCTATCTTTAAATCAAATGCTTTATAAGAGCTCACATTATGCACAAAAATATAATCTTTTCCCTTTGCCGCAACAACTTGCTCATATAATTTTTTTGATCCAGATAAATCCGAGGGAAATTGAAAGTATGCAAATTCATCATCAACATCTAATCCTACTTGTTCATAGAAAGATTCCTCAAATCTATTGAAATCGGTATGCTCAAACCCAACACGTACTAGATCTTTTTGTGTATTTGCGGCATACCGATATGGATCTTCTGAATCATTTTTAATCGGGATAATTTTTATGTTAGGAAAATCCATGTATAAGTGATTGATAGTTTTATACAAATGCTCTTTGCAGAACAAATCCACTTCCCCATACTTATCAGCTAATTGATGAACAAGACCATTGCACATGAAATGGTCACCTAACCCTGTATGATGTAATAATGCGATACCCATTTTAACCCTATACTAAAGCGCCGGGATATACTGGAGATTCATCTTCTGAATATGTTTGACCAATAAAGTCCATACCAATACTTTCATATGTTTCTCGCATCCAAGCAGTTTCCTTGATACCATAAATTTTACAATTATCTTTTAACACCGGCCATACAACATCTCGCAAATAAAATTGATCCACCAAATAAGAATGCGTATACCAATATTGTTCCATAGGTTTATGCAAATTTATATGAAGTCCATTTTTAATACCCCACATACCTGCCAGCATTGGAAACTCGTAGTGATTAATATGATCTCGTATTACGCACATTTTTTCTTTACTAAGTAACCAATCATCTACAATGCGTTTTTCTCTTTCCGATAACCGAGAATCACAATCTCTAGATATAACAATTGTATCTTCGAGCATATCAAAAAATCGCCAAAATGCTCCAAATGATCCATCGGCAATTCGTACTAATTCTACATTATTAAATTCGTTTAAAATTTTAATGTAGGTTGAAGGTACGGTATCATTATAATAAAAAATACATATCCATTCTGGAAAAATTGTTTTAGCTAATTGTGCATTGCGTATTGCTCCGGCACAATATTTAGGATTATTACCCCAAAGACTAAACGCTATAATTTTTTTCATGCCGGCGTCTGATAATATTTGGTTAAATTTTCCCGATCACCTTTGATGTATCGAAACGCTTCTTGAAGATCCTCGGGCAAAGTATCATATAACTGTTGCATTTCTTTTTCTGCTTGGTTAGTATCATATCCTGTACCTAGCGGATGCTGAATTGTATGATTGTAGTCTCGTATTACAGGTCGCTGATTAATAAAACATAGGCTAGGTAATATAATATCCCAAGACCAACCCATCTTATATTGTTCAAGATTTAGATTACGTTCTTTGTAGAGTTTTAAAATATCTCTATGGATGAACCAACAAGTGCAATCTGTGTTTGCTACAATTTTTAATCCGTCAATCGGAAAATATAAACTATTAATATCTGTTCTGCTAGAGTCATACCATGTATAATCTACATTAGGTGCATAAATGCCCCAATCTGACATCTCAAAATATTTGTTTGCATCGTCATATAGTTTAGGCCAGTCATTATATGATGCATCACCTTGTATATGAAATAATACTTCATTGTCGGTCTCTAAAAATAATTCAACTGCTTTGGCAAATTGCGCACCAAAATAAGCATCATTCCCAATGTGATGCCATTCAGGAATATCGTTGTAGATTTCGTCGCTGTTAATAATAACAGGATTGAAATCTTTTAATTGTAGTTCTTTGTTATACGTATTGTCGTATTGGCCTACCCAATTAAAAATGAAGGTTTGTATTTTCATTCTTCTCTCATGTCAATTTTATTATAAACTACCGATTCAAACCAATTTAAGAAATTATTTAGCATAACATAATCTCTAGGTATATTTCCAGCAAAAGGACTTGCTGCTAGGATTCTATTATATAGGTCATCGTCGTTATCAATCATCTTAACATAATCTACTACTGCATCTAAATCATAGAAATTATTTACATTGATAAAGGATAGCGGATTAAAATCTGCAGTTATTGTTGGGCTACCCCAGTAAATAGGGATAGTCTTTGCATAATATGCATGTAGAATTTTCTCTGTCACATAACCCGGATTCGCACTCGACTCAAAACAAATATTAAATTTTCTTGAGGATAGAAAATCAATCTTTGCTTGTTCCCCGTCAAGACTAGCATTAATGTTATTATATAGTGTGCCGCCACTGTCAACTTTTTTGTACTTACCTAAACGTCGAAAGAAGTCATTACGTATTTCGCATTTAGGATTTCCTACAACAAAAGAACAAAAATCTGTTTTTTCCTTAGGTAGATTATCCTGAAGAATGTGATAATAGTCATAACCAGTATTATGAATTTGATCTAACGACCACATATAGATTACAAATAACGGTAAACGATAATGCCAATTGCTGTAATTGTGATCGAAGGATATTGCATAATGACAATCATAATCCTCTGGACGACGATTTTCTCCAGTATAGAAAATCTTAACTACATCCTTCTTATCGAATTTAGTATTGTTTGTTCCGAAATTATCATCGCCAAAAATTAAATAATCGGGATTTTCGTTATCAATTTCTACATCAAATCTATTAGCTAACAGACTAGCAAAGAATGTAGATAAATGTTCATGTGTATCGGTAAAACCCAATTTTAATTTTTTCATAGGCTATTCGCTAGTTCGTTTAAAGAGTTTTTAATATTAGTTGCATCAGCATCTGTTAAATTATGAATATCTGAAATAGGAACAATTTTATAATCGCATTTAAGATTCATATTATTCGACATTGTTTCTGTTGGTTTTTTCGCACCGGTATGGAATGCTTCTCCCCAACTAACATTATACGATAAAAACTTCTTGGTTGAATTCATATAATTTGTTTTTGTTTCGCAAAATACAAAAGGACCAGAATTCTTACCAACAATACCATCTACGTGTTCGCTCAAATATGAAATTTCTTGAAGGTCGCAAAATCCTTTATCTTCCCATGGTGCACGTTTTTCATCTTCGAGTTCTGTGTCTTTAATGATATCATCAGTAAATAGAATATTTGTTTCTTCAGTATCAAATTTTGAAGTACAAATAAAATGTACGTCAGAATTTTCTTTAGCAGTGCTATGAATAAAATCAGACATATTATATGAGAATGATTGTCCTGATTGTGGCGCACCATTGCAGATTAGAATTTTCTTAATACCAATAGATTCACTTAAATACTCATCAATAGTAGTAGTGTCAAATCTACTAAAATCTATAGATGGCAAATAAAATTCTTTTTCTGTGTTTAGTTTTAACTCCACACTAAATGCCGCATTAATGGTTTCAAAAATTTTCTGCCATTGATGCCAAAGCGAATCCATATTAATTCCGCCATGCTCACAGAATATATCCCAGAAACATCCTATCCAAGTATTAATATACAGAGTATCTTCTTCCTGATAGAACGGAGTCTTTGCATCTAAATCGGTAGGTTGTCCTACCTTCGGAATATCTAAATCCCTAGTTAATTTAGAATGATTAAAATGCATATACTCAAATTCTAAATCAGGCAATTCTCGTTTTAATTGACGAACATATTCTTTATGCGTCAACAAATCGCCTCTATGGTAATGATTAAAGAATACAATTTTAGCCATTATCTACACCTTTATATAATTTTACTGAATCTTCTTTTAACGATTTGTTCGTTCGAATTGCGTCATCCACCATAGTGTTAATTGCTTGTACGTATTTAGGACGCTTAACCTTAAAGCAAATATCAACCTTGCGTTTCAATTCTGCAAGTTCTGCATCTGTTTTTGCTGCTTGCATCGCATCTTCTAACATCCACATACGAATATGAATAATTGCTAATTTCTCAATAATCTCGCCTAGATTATCTGTTGCGATATATTCCGAATCCGGCATATCTTCTTGACATACCCGATCGACTGTATTTTTAATAATTGCTTCTATACTTTCACCCAATGTTGACATATATTTCTCCTACAACTTTATCTAAAAATCTCATATCTTCCAAAGTAACAAAGTGATTGTTGCCAATATACACACCCTGTGTCTGAATAATATCTGCGTTTGTTATTTCTTTATCGGTGTCAATACTATATTCTGCTAAAAACGGTTGACGCAATAAATTACCTGATACTACCGGTCGATATTCTATACCATTTTTTGTAAACGTATCTTTCATTGCCCTCATTATTTCTGGCGACTTGCAGATAAACGGCAAACAGAAACTACTATTACCTATAGAGTTTTTAATATTATAAAACAGATGCGGATATTTGTCAATAATTTTACAGAATATTTCATGATTTTTATTCCGAATAGTTATCATCTCATCTAATCGCTTTAGTTGAGATGAACCAAGCACGGCGCAAATTTCATGGTTTCTAAAATTATATCCGTCTGTTATGAATAAAAATTGTTTGTCTATATCCTTATATGTTTCTGCATATTCGGCAAACCGAGTGGACTCTCTAGCAAAACCATGACTGCGTTTCATCTTCATTAAATCATAAAGATCATCGTTGTTTGTAGATATCATGCCACCTTCAATTGTAGACATATGATGCCCGAAGTAAAAGCTAAAGGTAGCTCCCATACTATTTGCGCCTCGTTTAATTCCGGCAATGTCTGTACACCCATGCGATTCGCATACGTCATCTAAAATAATTGCGTTTGTAAATATGCGTTTTAGTACTTCGTTATCTGCAGAAAATCCTAATAGGTGCGTAACAAATACCATTTTAATATCATGCTTTTTAGATATCTTAATAGCATCAGTTAGATCAAAACTAAAGTTTGATAGATTAACATCGCAGAAGATAGGAGTTAATCCTAACTGTATAATAGGGGCAACATTTGTCATCCATGTACATGCCGGCACTAATACCTTGTCGCCAGGTTTTAAATTGTATAATTCTTTTGCGGCGGCAATCAGTAAAAAGTTTGCTGTACTACCTGAGGATACATATAAAGAATGTTTTGCGCCTAACCAAGTACTCCATTCCTTTTCAAACTGCTTTACTCGTTCACCGTTAGTGAATTTATCAGCAGTCATGGCAAAATATGCCATTTTTAATCTATCGGTGAATGTAATTGTTTCACCCATCAACGGCCATCTCATAGCATCCCCTTTTCTTTTTTATACCATTCTATTGTACGTTTTAGCCCTTCGTTAAAATCTACTTTGGCATTCCAACCAAGTGCATTCAATTTACTATTATCCATTTTACGTCTAGGTGTACCGTTCGGTTTATCTGTATTCCAAACTATTTCTCCGGTGAACCCCATTGCGGATTTAAGATTTTCTGCTAAATCTTTAATTGTTAATTCCTCATTACTACCCACGTTAATGAACTGTGCCTCATTATAAGTTTGCATTAGAAAGACGCATGCGTCTGCAAGATCATCTACATATAAAAACTCTCGTGTAGGAGTACCGTCACCCCAGCATTCAATCGTGTCATCATTGTTAATGATGGCATTTCTTAACTTTGTAATAATGCCAGGAATAACGTGCCCGTGTTCCGGTATAAAATTATCATTGGGTCCATATAAATTTGCAGGCATACAACTAATCGCATTGAAACCATACTGCCGTCTATAATATTCGCACATTCTTAGACCAGTAATTTTTGCTAAAGCATAACCCTCATTAGTTGGTTCTAATGGCGCAGTCAACAAATATTCTTCTTTAATTGGCTGGGGGGTCACCTTAGGATAGATGCAAGCCGATCCTAAAAACAATAATTTCTTAGCTCCATTTCTATATGCAGAATCTATAACATTTGATTGTATTAGAAGATTGTCATAGATAAAGTCGGCGGGATGAGTATAATTCCAATTTATTCCTCCGACTTTTGCTGCAGCAAGAAATATAAATTCTGGTTTTTCCGCTTTAAAGAATTCTTTAACCTCCAATTGATTTCTAAGATCAAGAGATTCCTTATCTCGCAAAACAAGATTATTAAATCCTTCGCTTCGCAACTTATTTACTATTGCTGAACCAACTAATCCCTTATGACCAGCAACAAATATTTTACTACTTTTATACATTTCCATTTTACTATCCTATTTTAAAATAAAAACATAATCATGTTTAGATAGTTGTTCTGCTAACTTATGGGTATTAGATAAGACATCGGAAATAGTTTGTATATCGTCATGCCATTCTATTAGTATAACCTTTGGCAAATATTTTTCCAAATTGAATCCTTTTAATACTTGTACTTCATAACCTTCAACATCCAAAGAAAAGAAATCAACAGTTTTAATATCTAAAGATTCTAATATTTCATCAAGTGTGGTAGTACGTATAGTAAATTCTTCAGTTTTATCTATGCTTGTTGTCGGTTGCATCCAATCGGAATTATTTCTTAACGGAGAATCTTTAGCCGCAGTCATAAGTCCGGGATCGCCTTGATACACCACTCTACGTACCATTGTTATTTCCGAATCTGGATACTCCCGATCAACTAATGCATAATTAAATACGCTAGAATCTGGTCTGTTATTTCGACACATTTCTGCAGAATCCGAATTTGGTTCAACTAAAACTCCTGTCCAATTTTTGTATTTTTCAAGATACCAAGTATTACTTTGAGTATATCCATCTGCCCCGCCTACTTCAATAAAAAATCCAAAATCATAATTTAAATATTTTTCCGTAATTATTTTATTGATATTTCGATATGAAGGAGGGAACATTAGTTAAACTCCATACACATTTCTTTTACTAACATATCAAATGTATATTCCGGCGACCATCCAAGAATAGTTCTAGCTTTAGTCGAATCTCCTAGTAGAGTCTCTACTTCCGCAGGTCTAAAATATTTAGGATCTACACGAATAATAGTTTTTCCTGAATTATTATCAATACCCACTTCATCTACGCCGGCGCCTTCCCAACGAATAGACATACCATAATAAGGTGCACATTTTTCGATGAATGTTTTGACTGAATATTGTTCGCCCGTCGCAATAACAAAATCATCCGGCTTATCTTGTTGCAGCATCATCCACATTGCTCGAACATAATCCTTCGCGTGTCCCCAATCTCGCATAGCATTTAAGTTGCCCATGTATAAACAATCTTGGTAGCCACCGCTAATATTAACAAGCCCATCTACAATTTTTTTAGTCACAAAATTAAATCCGCGCCGAGGCGATTCGTGATTGAATAGAATTCCTGAACACGCAAACATATTATATGATTCTCGATAATTTTTAACTATCCAATATGCATATAACTTAGCTACACCATACGGCGATCTAGGATAAAATGGGGTTGTTTCTTTTTGCGGAGTTTCTTGCACCAATCCATATAATTCCGATGTTGATGCTTGATAAATTTTAGTTGTTTTATCCATATTTAAAATTCTAACAGACTCAAGTAATTTTAGAGTACCTAAGCCGTCCACACTTGCAGTATATTCAGGAGTCTCAAAGGAAACCATTACGTGACTCTGTGCTGCTAAATTATAAATTTCAGATGGATTGTGTTTCTTAAGAATATTCATTATGGTTAACGAATCCGTTATGTCGCCATAATGCAAATGTAAATTTGGATTACTATAGATATGGTCTATTCTACCAGTATTTCTAGACGAGCTACGACGAACTACGCCATGTACCTCATATCCTTTTTCTAGTAGTAACTCTGCAAGATAAGACCCGTCTTGACCGGTAATGCCTGTGATTAAGGCAATTTTTTTATTCATGTTATAATCTCCCAAATAATATATCTTCGTTATAATTTAAAATCTTATCAATGGTTTCAGCGGAGGAATGCCATTCACCAATTTTTATATATTTATCACCTGTTAGGTGTGCGCAGTATACCTCAAGATGATCTTTTAGCATAGTAGGATTTATGCTATTCGGTAGCCAAAGATCAGTGCAATAAAATTTGTTAATATTTTTAGAACAAAGAGCGGCACCAATAACAAAAGAACCTGCCCCCGACGACGCAATATTTTTTGCTCTTAGCAAAAGAGAGTAGGAATCTTCAATAGAACACACTCTTGTATCGGTTGTAATTTTAGAAAAATAATCTACAATCGGATTACGCAGATCTTCTACAAGAAAAATAACTTTACCGTAATACATATTGAATAGTTTTACATAGTACGCAAAGGGGTTTTGTGGGTGAGAAGATGGCCAATGAGTGTATATGTCGCCGCTTCTAATATGTATCACCAATACATCGTCGGGCAATGGTTCATCTAGTTCTTTATGATTAATTTTAAGTTTAGGTAATATATATTCTTCGCAGATATGTTTGCGATGAAAATTTAAAGCATCGACGTCTGTACTAAAGTCGGCATCTGAACCATTGAAAAAGTAAAACCAATTGTGAGAATTTGGCGGTATGGCAAATTTATTGTCGCCAAAATTCAAATCAATGGCTTCGATCATCGGGTGATCTGGAGATGTAAAATGTATTTTGTTATCTCTGCAGAAATAAATTCCGTTAGATATTTGTTGTATGTTGTTACCTAAACGGCCAAACCATCTAGGAATAAACGTATCATAAGTATTTTCATTAGTGTGCATATACGTAGGTATAGCGTACTTGCGTACGCTATACTGTATCAATTAAATTTGTGGACTACTAATAAGAGGTTCGCCGTCATCGTATACTGTTTCCGAAGTAGTTTCCTGACGCAACGGATTGCTCATTTTTTGATACAAATCCATAAATGCGGACTTAGTATCATCGTATACTGTTTCCGAAGTAGTTTCCTGACGCAACGGATTGCTCATTTTTTGATACAAATCCATAAATGCGGACTTAGTATCATCGTCGAATCGATTAATGCAATATTGAATCGCATCTTCTTGATTGTTAAAAATTGAGTACGCCTGCACGATATTTACCAATCGGCGAGTGCTGATAATTTCATCTACGCCGCCCTCAAGAAAAGTCTTACGAATAATGTCTGCCCACGTAATAAGTTTCTCAGAAAATTCAGAATCAACTTTACCAAAAAATTCCATTTTATTTTGCAGAATTTTTCGTTCAACAGTAGTCGACGGATACTCTTGTTCTACCGTAATAGGGAAGCGTTCAAGAAATGCCTCGTCCAAAATTTGTGCTGCAATAAAGCGGCCGTCATCTGTACCTCGACCCTTAGTATTTGCAGTAGCAACTACAGTAAATCCTTCGGTAGGATAAATCATTTCACCAGTTTTCTTATTGAACAATGGCTTGCCCTCAAGAATACTTTGCATACACATTAGTTTATTTGAACCTCGATCAATTTCATCGATCAAAAGAACTGCGCCTCGGCGCATAGCCATTAGTACAGGCCCTTCACGATAAACGACATTGCCATCTAGCAATGTATTACCGCCGATTAGATCTTCTTCATCTGTTTCAATACTAACATTTACCCGAATACAATCTCGCCCAAGTTTTGCGCACACTTGTTCGACCATTGTAGTTTTGCCATTGCCCGATAGACCAGTAATAAAGACCGGATAAAATGTTCTTGATTTTAAAATTTGTTCCAGTTGCTTAAAAAAGCCAAACGGTACATACGTATTATCTTTTGCTGGCACAGAGTTATCAATCTCTGAAACCATTTTACGTTGCTTCAAAGGCAGAATTTGTGCGGATGGGGTGGGCGCTACAATCGGAGTATCATTCATATAAGGATCGCTAATAGTCGAAGAATTTAATAGACTAAGGTCATATACTTTATTGACCTTGATATCTTTTCGAGAAACTAAAAAATGCGGATTCGGCAAATTTCGCATATCGCAAAATTCTAAAATTTGATCTTTAGATACTTTGCTACCATATTCTTCTTCTAATTTAATAACTAATTCGGTACGTTGCTGCTCACTGTAATGCGTTCTAGACATAATATAATCCTCAAAAGTTAAAAGCTACATCATATTATAACACCTATTGCAATTTGTGTCAAGCAATTTTACTAACGAATCTACTCAAAAGAACTCGATTAATAGATTTGCTTTTTTGCATTTTCATAAATGCGTTTTTAATCTCTGTCTTTTTGGCTCCTGCCGAAACAACCAAATTATCTTCAGTGATTTCCAAATCTTTTCCACCAGGAATAATATAGAAATCATCATACCCAACATCATTTAACATAAAGAATTTTTGTTGTTTTGCCGTTTTATATTGCTGATCAAAATTATGAACGTATTTACCTGTTTTACTAATTCTGTTCATAACAACGTTCCTTCCAAATCTAGGAGCAATAAAAAACCCAATTGTATTTGCACCGGATACTTTTTTCAGTAAATCGAGCAATCCAGTAGTTAATTCCGCGTTAGGAATTTTCTTACCTTCCAGCATAGTCTTAGTGTGCCGAATAATGACATTACAATTATTCCCATACTTATCGTAGTAATTGAGATATTTATCATTTTCTTTATATACTGCCCCCGTATCGTTTGAATCGCCGTCGGTTAAAAATACTGTATTGACGACATCTAATTTATACTGTTTTCTAAAAGCTTCCGTAATATCGATTGCAGAAATAATTGCTTCATTCAAAGGAGTGCCATTCAATTGTTCAAATTCCGAATTTCTCAAAAATTCACTGACCCCAGGATTTCTGCTACCCCTATGGTTATACCGAGAAGTCATCAATTCTCCCACAAGCAACCAATATTTAACTGCATCTTTAAAATCATTTGAATTCATTTCGCTTGATACATATTCGCGCAATCTGAATGCAACATCATCAACATGCAAATCATTTACTCGTTTTGAAAATCTACCCAATCCATTCACACTACGAGCTCTAAAATATGTAGCCGGGTCCTCTGTATTTGGAGTTTCCATACCTAGTTCAATATTAATTGAATCATTCTGTAGATCGGTGAATGCATATACACGAAATGGAATATTTACTTTTCTGCAGAACATTACCAAAACTAAGGTTTGCTCAATTGTTGCTTGAATACTTTCACCCATAGACCCAGAATAATCCACGAACATCAATAACCCATGAGATTTACCGTCTGGGACAATTGTCATTCGTTTAAACAGATCATCATTAGTCTTATAAGAATGAATTTTTTTCATATCCAATTTGCCAGTTTTAGCAATAGATGCCCTTGCATATTGTTTAGCATTCTTTTTAAGCTCAAATTCTTTAACCAAATAACCTATATATTTCTTATTCGATTCTAAGAACTTTTTATACAAATGTTCTTTTGCTTTTTCTGATTGTGTAATTGCTAATGCATCTAAAGTATCAACATTAAGTGTATAATCTTGATACCGAAATTTTGTGTAGAATTTCTGAATTGTTTTATACGGTACAATGACTTTACTAATATCAACCTCAGGCATATTGACATAAAGGTATGGCTTTACTGAATCGTCGACAAGTTGATTTTCCATTTGCCGAAAAAATTTATCAGTTACTGACTCTGGATCAAACTCGCCAATATCCGATCCTCGTCTATTTTTTGTTTTTCTGCTCTTTTTATCGAACTCGGAATCAGATTCCTCTTCTTCCCAAGTATCATCTTCCGAATCAAAATCATCATCCATATCCTCAACATAATCGACATCATCAAAATTTTGCAATTTTGGTTCTGTTTTACCATATTCATACAATTCGTTAGATACAGAAACAACGTCATCCCACGTTTTAATACCATCAATTCGTTTTAAGAAATATTGTTCATCATCTTTGAATTGCACGTTTAAATATGAACCGACCTTATAGTGTAAATTGATACGATCAATTAAAGGTAGCGTGTTGATGTCCCATTCATTTTTCTCAATTCCGAAAAAGTCTTTTTGCATTAGTTCAGCATATCCCTTTTTAAAGGATACCTTCAACCCCGGAAACTTTTCTTGAATACATTTTTCAATGCGAGCGTCTTCGACAACATTTAAATATGTTTTGAAGCCTTTCTTAGACCCATCTAATACTTGGTCATGCCAACCTTCAGGTGGAGTAAACAATGCATGACCAACCTCATGACCTAGAAGCAAATCATATAAAAACGGAGTCATGGACTTCCAAATAGGGATGACCATAACTCGATTTTTAGTATCAAAGTATGCGGTAGAAACTTTCTTGTGTTCTACTTGAATGTTTTCGGATGCTAGAAGCTTTGCTAATATAGATTTCGAATCGGCTATCATATGGGTCTCCTCTGGGCTTTTCTATATTATAACACCTAAAGGAGCAGTTGTCAAGCCCTAGTTATAGCTAAAATTCGTTCAATTTGTTTCTCTATGAGCGGAACCCGATTTGGCCAATGTATGTATTCTTTTTCGGGATTCTTCATCAAATTAACCAAAAGGGGCATAACCATTTTTTCCAAAGTCTGCAACTTCAATTTGGTTTCGCTATCTACAGATGTTTTGGCTTCTGCCAATATTGGTTCAGTAACATCTTTTTCATTTACTGCGGTGAAACCAAAATCGTTATCTAATTCTAGATACTCTAAAGGAATTTTGTTAGCCATTTTTTATTTCCAATTGGGTCCATGGATCCAACCAACTAATGCTTTTCGGATTCCTTTGGTAACGGGTTTAACTTCATGCAAGGTATACGAAGGAAAAAATGTGATTGTTCCGCGCTCTTTTGGGATTGCAAATGGGTTGTGGGACGTAATTAGATTTACATCGCCACCCTCATAATCCGAAGGATCCGATAATTGCATAGTAAAACTTAATTTTCTAGGGTATTGTCCCGCGCCTTGATAATGATGGTCAACGTGCGCATCATAAAAATCACCTTCTTTATATACTGAAAATTGTAGCGATTCAATATGGTTAAGATCATAATTAAACCATTTTGAATTTGCCTGAAAGACGCTGTCTGTTAATTTTCTGTAAAGCCAAGCATTTTGGTCGTTTGTAGGAATCCAACCAATAGTTGTTTTTCGAATATCTGCGTTTTCGCCTCCCGGCGTGTCAAAATTTCCACCAACCTCTGCATTTTTTAATAAAAGAGAATCGCCCAACGTAACAATGTCGTCAAGCATTTCATCATCAAATATTCCTGTGTAATAACAGTAGGTATTTACCGTATGCGTTTGTAGCTGCCAAGTATCATTTGCCATATTAACTTCCTTGTATTCTAGAGAAATTTTGGTGTTTCTCAAATTTTATAACACTTCTAAATTTATCAAATAGAAGATCTCCCTTGTGACTAATTACAAATACATTAGTCTCGTCACCTAAAGTATTTATAAGGTTCATCACATAATCTGTACCATTTGCATCTAAAGATGAATCGAAAACCTCATCAAGTAATAGCAAATTTGTGCTAGCGCAATTTTTCATTTTTGCAATTGTTCGCCAAGTAAATAATAGCGCCAAATCAATACGCTGTTTTTCGCCTTCACTAAATGATGCATAAGAAAATTCATCTCGATGCCTAGACTTTATTGTTTCATTGAATGTTTCATCCAATTCAAAATGACAAAAGAAATCCATTGCCACTAAATACTTGTTTACTAATTTATTAATGATTGGCAAATATTGTCTAATAATTTTAGTTTTAATTCCGGTATCTTTTAAAAGTATACCCGCAATCTCAAAATAGTGTTTTTCTTCTGTTTGCTTACCTTTTTCTTCAGACAAAAGAATAACATCTTTAGCCAATGCCTTTAATTTAGTTTTTTCCTCATCTATGTTGGTAGTATTAGTAGCACTATCCTGAATCTCTTTTGCTAATTTTTTAATATAATTTTGTTCGGCAATTAAACTAGAGCTAAATTCAATAATAGATTCATTCAATTCTGCAATCTTAGTTTTAACTACATCTATTTTTTCTAATCGCAAATTAACATCGGTTATTTGATTTTCTAAATCATGTATTGCATCAGCAACCTCAGACGATTTATGCTTATGTTCCGTAATCGTTTTATCCTTAAAGTCCTCACTTAAATTTTGATTGCATGTAGGGCAATCATCGTGGTTAAGATAGAATGTGATGTCAGAATTTACTTTCTTTGACTTCTCTTTAAGTTTGTCTAATACTTTAAGTATTTGTTTTTCTTTTTTCTTTGTTTCATCATCATCTAAAATTGTAAGTTTTAATCCATCCACTTGCGATTTTAATGTGTTTATCTCTGTAGTAAAACCGTTAATTGCAATATTTGCAGTCTCAATTAATACTGTAGTATCCTTTGCCCGTTTTTGTATATCATCTTCAAGAGTTTTAATGTAGTCTTGTTGTAATTTAACTTTGCTTTTACCAAATTCTACTTTAGAATCTATATCCAAAATTGAATTTTTTATTTCAGTTTGTTTATTCTTCAATACCGAATTCATTACTGTAAATATTTGGATATCTAAAATATCCTCAATAATTTCTCTTCGATGACCCAACGGCAATTGCATAAAGGGGGTAAAGGATGCACTACCTAAAATTACAATCTGCGTAAATGATTTATAATTTAATTTTAGAATAGTATCTTCTAAATATTTTTGGTAATCTTTCGCTGCGGCATCCTGATTCAATAACACGTTCTGCACATGAATTTCAAATATACCGGGTTTAATACCCCGAACAATTTTGTATTCTTTGGGACCAATATTAAATTCTAACTCTACTAGTAAATTTTTAGCATTGATCGTATTAAGCAATTGAGGCTTATTGATACTACGAAATGGCTTATTGAATAAAACAAAACACAATGCGTCAAGAATGGTGCTTTTACCGGCACCATTTTCACCAACAACTAATGTGGTAGTTGATTTATCTAATCCAACTTCTGTGAATTGTGCTCCTGTTGATAAGAAGTTTTTCCAACGTATAGTCTTAAATTTTATCATGCTTCCTCATAATTTTGAGCTTCTACGTATAACGATTTCATCAAAGTTTTAATACGGTCTTTATCCGCATCTGTTTCTATACTATCAACATAGTTGGATAATAAAGTCATGGTATCTTCTAAGTCAATTGTCTCATCTAAGGCTTCTGCCTCAAACTCTGAGAAGTCCTCAATAATTTTTAATTCAATTGGATTTTGATTGTATATATTTTCAATAAACGTATCAAATTTAATAAAATCTTTTTTATTTACAACTATCAATTTTATTAGTTTACTTGCAAATTTAGTAATATCTATCGTAGATACATCTTCTTTATCGTCATCATAATAATATTTTTCAAATATCGTAAAAGGATTTTCAATAAATTCTAATTCTAAAGTAACAGTATCAAAGATATGAAATCCTCTAGGATCCTCAAAATCATTCCAGAACATTTGGTATGGATTACCCAAATAATGGATATTGCCGCCACTATGCTTATGATGAAAATGTCCAGAACATACTAAATCGAATTTGCTAAATAATTTAGAATCTAATCCGCCATGCGACTCCTGCGTATTTTGCCCTTTGTACATTACAAATCCTGCTAATTCCAAATGCCCAAAGCATACCGTAGCTTTAGTTTTTTTAACTAGCGCCATCGATTCTTCGTAATTATCAGCACACAACCAAGGCATCATTAATATAGAACAATCACCAAAGTCTACTTCTGTCGCATCTTTATATGCATTGATATTTGCATATTCAGTAAGTATC